CAAGTGTATCGTTTAACTTTAAATCAGCTACTTTTGGAATGGTGGAAACATAATCAACATCATGCCCTACTATTTGAATGTTCTTTTGGTGGCTTAATGTTCCATAATCGTTTTGAGTGCTTTTTGGCGGCTCGGTAATTTGAGTAACTTTCGTTGGCTCATTTATAGTTGGCGTTAATGAGTTTGAACCCATTAATACTGCGCTTATTTCAAATAATTTAGCTTCTTTTACATACCAAAAATAGCCCTTATCTAAGGCTTGTTGTTTGTTACCTAATAAATCAATAACACTATTAAATAACTTATATTCTTCTTCAAATTCCTCATCGTTTACTGCTAAATCAATTTGCACATACCCCATACCTACGGAGTGTTGGTTGATTTTTGAAGATAAATAATCATTGAAAATTCGCTCATTGTAACCTTTGAATATTTCACTATCCATGAATAATGCTTGTGTTTCCCCGCTTTTATCAACTCCTAAATCTTTCCAATTAATAGCATCTTCATAAATTTTAATAGGCTCACCTACTTTAGCAGTCAATTTATATTCGTGGTCGTGTAAATGAAAAATATCTTTACGCTCGCTTATTGACTTTTTAAATACTCCTTTAGCGTGTACATCATCATGGCTATCCATCCATAAATAAGTATTGCCTATAATTGTACGTTTGATAGCATTATCACTATTAGAAAAAACTCCCTTAGTAATTTGATTAGGTAATAATGCACTCATACCACCTTGAACCAATTTATTAGTAGCTTTTTTTATAGCTATCAATTCGGATTTTTTTGACACCATTTCTATTAAGTTCATTTCTTTACTATTTTATCTAATGATTCTAAACGCTTTTTCGCAGCTTCTTTTACTTCAATGCTTACATTTTCGCTATTGATAATCTTGTTTAATTTTTCTACTTCGCTACTCATAGATTAAATTTTTCTTTGTATTGTTGGTCGGTTATTAAATTTCTTTCCAACCAATTATCCCACATTGCTTTTTCTTTCTCCATTGTTTCAACATCAACTTTTTTAACATCGGCTTTTTCTTTCTCATCTTCTTGCATTATTGGCAAATGGTCGAAGCTTGCAATTATCTTATCTTCTCCATTATAGCCAAAATAAGTGTTAAGAGAGTTTACTCTATTATCTATAATGTTTTGTGCATCACTTTGTAAATAACGCTTATAAGCTTCTTTTTGATTTTCAAATGTTGAACCATCAGCTAAGGCGGTAAAACACTCTTTAGGCAAGCCAAACGCCCCGAAAATAACTAAGCCCATTTGTACAAGTGTATCGTTTAACTTTAAATCAGCTACTTTTGGAATGGTGGAAACATAATCAACATCATGCCCTACTATTTGAATGTTCTTTTGGTGGCTTAATGTTCCATAATCGTTTTGAGTGCTGCGCTCAATGTCGCTTCTTTCTTCTTCTGTTAATGGAATAGATCCCAATACCTCGGATTTCTTTCTTGAAACAATCATGCCAATTCCGCCTGGATTACTTAAAAAAGTATTTTGACTTTCTAAAGCGGCTTGGCTATTACTTACTATATATTGCAAACTTTCCAATCTTGACTGCGAAAAGTAAGGATTTGTAAATGTTGAAGTATCGAAAAAAGGTAGTAAATTCTCTTTATTCAGTAAAGTTTTTTTATCAGTTACCTTATTATAAAGCCATATTTTCACTTGTTTAGGAGTGAAAATTATTTCATTATAAACTATATCTGCTTGTAAAATATTATCTCTTTCGTCAGTAAAGATTAGTTCTTCAGCGTTTAAGTTGTAAATTTCGCTTTTATCTATGCTTGAACTTGGTAATAACTTGTTGATATAGTAATATCCCGTGCCAAAAATAGACATTAATGCAATATCTTGTCTTAAAAAATCTTGTTGGGATTGATATTTATTTGGGGAATTAAGGCGTTTAGTTACCTCATTTTCGGTGCGTTCGCCATTCTTTAAATAGTAAAACTTAGCATTGCCAATCGCTTTACCTCTTTCCTCGACTGCGTTAAATACAAATGGATTCTCTTTATACCAATCATAAAAGTTCTTATCAAGAACCTTTTTATTACGATTAGTTTCAAATGCAAATCCCCTATAAGGATGCTCTGCTCTTGATTTGTTTTGTCCGAATGTAAAACCGAAAATACTAAAAGCCATTTATTTTGGATTAAGTTTAACGGCTCTCTACGGAACTACAAATGCAAATATAATTATTTAGGTTTAATTTTTATAATTTTTTTGCAATTATTGCATTTTATTTGTATGGATGTTGTTATTTCGCCATCATATTTGAATAAAACTTCGTTGCAAGTCTTATTTGTTCGTGTGTTTATTTCAACACATCTGTATTTTTTTTGTTCTTTCATTTGATCATTCCTAATGCGTGTAAATAAAGTATAACATATTCGATTGCATCTATTGAGTGATTATTCATGTCCTCTCGTTCCTCAATAGTATTTCCGGCTCTATCTTTAGCCCAACAACTCTCATACTGCTCATTTTCGATATTAATTGAAACATCCGTGTAATATACTTCTAATTGTTGAACTAATGCAATACGCTCAATGATTGTTCTTTTTGCCTTGATAGGCATAGCATAACTATAACCAGCGTCCATTAAAGCCTTAACCTTGCTTAATTGTGAATTATCGCATATAATAGTTAGCTTCTTATCTATATTGGACTTGTTGAAAACATAAGTTACTATACCATTTTCACTATTCTTAATTTCGTTGCTTAGTATCTTTTGTTGTAGTATATTTTCGCTATCATAGTTGTACTCATGTACCATTAACACACCATCTTTATACTTAACCCCAATAACTGCAAATGGGTCTACTTTCCCCCAATCGCACCCAATATACTCTTTAGCTTCAAATTCTTGATATTCTTTAAGTGTTTTACGCTTCCAATGGTATATCCTACCCTCAACTCCACCTATCTCTCCTAAGCCGTAAACTCGCCACTTGTTAGCGTAGTATTCGTTTTTGATAGTTCCGTCTTCATTATAGCCTTTATCTTTATAACTTATAATGTTTCTTCTTTCTTCTTCACTTAGTTTTTCATTACCTGTAAAGTCTAATTGAATAAAGTTAGTGTCGTTTATTAGGTCATGAATGTAGAAGCGTTTATCAGCGTTAAAATCTACTATTGTCTTTTTACTTCTTTGGGTTATATCGAAGTACTTATTTTGACTTACTTTATTACATTCGTTAATGTAGATTATATCACGCCTACGCCCTTTGCCTATGTCGTCTTTATCTAATCCTATAAACTCAATAAATCCATTGCCTTTTGTTGAATGTAGTTTGCTGCTTTGTCCATTCCACTTAAAACCATTGTTCCACAAATTCCAGTCAATCATTATCTTTTTCAAGTCGTTGAAAGCTGTGTCCATTAACTTGGTTCGCTCACTTGAACAAATAGTAATTTCTAAGTTTTGATTGTTTCTAAAGTGGTCGATTATCAACATTAAAATTGATACGGTCTTACTTGCTCCTTGACTACCTTGTATAATGATTAAAGGCTCGTGTTTACAAGCCTTAAAGTGTTTAATGATTTTATATGTGTTGGTAACGGGAGTGTATGTCCACATTATATATTAAATGGGATTATTCTTGTTTCTAAAACTTTTCTAGACTTTAATATAGTTGATTCTAAGGCAATATAATTTTTACCATAATAATCCATAATATCTTTTATGGCTATTTGTTTAGTTTTATTTATGTCTAAACGATAAGGCGATTTATGAAAATTTACTTCCTTATAAGTATGTTTATTAATAACCTTATCATTTTCATCTAAAATATATCTTGAATTTCTTTTCATTAATCAAGTCCATTTTCTTTGAATATTGGTGGGCTTTCTATGTTGGTTTGTTCAACTTCTGTCTTGTCTTTCCAACCCATGTTTTTAAGTGCAAAAATTGAGCCTGTTGGACTTCCAAAACTTAGGGCTTCTTCATATTTGTTCTCAATTACCAACAAGGATCTTTTAATAATGTAAGAAAAATCTTTACTATCTTCATCTTTTTCTTTGTAATCGTACAAACTTTGTCTACTTTCAAATCCTAAAAATAAAGCTAACCCAGTTGTTGTATAATTGTAATATCTTTCCCCTCTTTCGTTTATCTTAGGCTCTACACTTTCAAAATACTTATTAATAGCTTCATTAAGTTGTTCGGGTGTTTCATATATTGGTGGTCTGCCGTTATTTGTTAAACCTAATGCGTATTTATTTCCTAATGGAGCTGCCATGATTAATTTTTTGTGTTATTATTAATGCTTTCATTATTCACTTATTTTAACAATATCAAAAGTTCTAAAAAAGTCGCCTACTTGTAAAGTGTCAGCAATATCTCCAGGAACAAAGTAAGTTCTTTCCTTGCCTCTTATTGTGTTGATGGTTACCAAGTACTCATTTGGCGGCGTTACAAATACCATTCCGTTAAAGTTTATAGCTTCTTGCGGATGGTATTCTTTTTTCGTTACATAGCCTACTTTACAAGATGCTAATAATAGTAATGATATTAATGTTAGTGTTTTCATTGTTTTACAAATTTAGTTATTTTTTTTGAATTTTATCCGAATAATAAGCATATTGTTATTAATAAGCAAAATGCTGCCAATGCGTAGGAAGCAAAAGATATGTTTTCCCTTTTCTCTAAGTAGTTTATTCTTTCTTGAAGTTTCACCGATTTAAACCTCAAATCTTCAGCACTTTCATAGTATTCAAAATTTTGATTTTTTATAAGTTCGTTTTCTTCTTTTAACTTTTTGTTTTCGTTTGTTAAAATTAAAATATATTTTTTATCAATTTCTGTATTTTTTACTTTTTCAATATCTTTTTGAATTTGATTTAAATTTTTTTTATGATTTTTTAAATCTTTTGAAAGTAGTTTAATTTGGTCGTTAAACTTATTTTGTTCTGCAAATTTAGCATAATAATTTATTACATCTTTTGCCTTGTAAATCTTACATCCTTCTTCTTTAGCCATTTCCATGTATTGGAATGGTATATTTGTTTCGTCATAGTGAATACTTGGGAATATAACTATTTTTCTTGTGTACTTGTTATAGTTTCTAAAAATCCTTTTTGCATTAAATTCTTTATTACATAATGTAATAATATCATTAAATTGTTTTTCGTTTTCAAAATATCCTATTGATTCATTTTCTTTAAATTCTGTTATTCTTTTCATGTTGCTTAGTTTTTAGTTTAAAATATCATCATCTATTCCCCAGGTGCTATAATAAGCAAGTGAGAATATGAATAAAATTGTTATAATTATTATGAGTTTCATTTTTTTAAATTTAATTTTGATACATCAAAAAGAAAATAATCACTACTTTGTTCAAAAAATTGATTTGCAACTTCTTCTGATACTTCTCTACTTGAAAAAGTTAAAGTTATGGCTTTTATGCCATATAAAGCCATTCCTCTTTCCTTATCTATTATTATCCATTTCATTCTACTTTCTTTTTTCTATTAACTTAATTACCACTATTATTGCAAAGCCTAAGATTAAGCCAGTACTTACTGCTATGGCTTCTATAATGTATTTAATCATTGTTACTTACTTTAAAATATTTCTGTATATAAATCATGTAAAATTGAATAAACATGACTACCTATTCTTAATTCATTTGCTTTCATTTTCTTAGTTTTAAATGGTTAAAATGGTAAATCGTCTCCATCTTCTTTAGGCATACTATTTTCTACTTGGTCGCTGCTTGTTGTGCTATCCTTAGACTTACTTAACAACTCAATCTTTTCAGCTTTGATAATTGTTTTGTAGTGAGTAACTCCATCTT